ATGATCCTGGTGCAGCTCGATGACGAGCGCCAGATAGAAATTACAATCTTTGGACTTATTAGAGCCATAAAGTACATCGATCAATGGCAGGGCAAATGGCATAAGCGCAATCATGTCAGCGATAAAAAACAGATGAATTACACGATCGGCACAATAGCTGCAAATTATCATCCTCATCTGTGCCGCCCTGTGATCTAGGCACAATATGGTCAACGCTATCGCCCTCATTGCTACACATCTGACACAAACCTCGATCACGATTAATAATACGTTGCCTAATCTTGCGCCATCTACTCGTGCTTCCACTATCACGTAATGCGCTCACTAGTACCAGCCCTTACGCTCATGGTGTGCCTTAGCTTTACAAGGTGTAGTATAACGTTTAGTTATGTATGCGACTGTAGCATCTATCTGCCTGTAAGGATCTAAGTTTTTATACCAGGTTGACCGCATCTGGCCTAACCCATAATGACTGCCATTGCGAGCATTAGTATCCCATCGAGACTCTTTATTAATGATCCAACAAAAGCATTTATATTGCTCATTAATAATAATCCTGGAATGTGCATATAGCTTTAGATAATCAGCTTTAGATGCAGCATGTACCGGTTGCATCGTTATTGCAATAGAGCCTATACATAGGCATAGCCCTGCCCATAGCCTCAGCACTCGCTGCGAGCTAAGCCGGCACACCGGCTCTCGCGAGAGCATGAAGCGTACCGACCTTGTCAAGAACATTGCAAATATGTGCATAAGTCGAGCGTATCTCTGGCGTGTTGTCCACAGGTTATCCACAGGTGTCATTTATCGCTACCCCATCCTCGACCCTTAAAGTGTGCAGGTGTAGCCGTCCAGATACGCTCCATGCTTATCATGCAATAGGGGCAACCAGGCGGCGTAAAATCCTCATCAACGGCAGCTTTAACTGGCGTTAGCGTAGAACAGACAGGACATTTAAACTCATATATCGGCATAAGCCGTATCTTTGTCTATTTGTGCAACGCCCATAACTCCACAGCTGTTGCATTGGATAACGTGTACATAGGCTGGCAAATTATCTGTAACTATGCGTATTGTCTGTGTTGTGAGCTTTTTTTCGATCCGACACTCATATTTTATTTGCATAACTGCTCCTGACTAAATCGCCAATGGGGTGTAAATCTGCCTGGTTAATCCAGTAAGACCCATCGCTGCGCCTTTGTTGTGGCCTTCTGGCTATGTTTATAGGTATCCAGCCGCATAGATAGTAATTAGGTAATGTGCCTGTAACCAGAATTGCTATATCGGTCTTTCTGTCATCATCTGTAAGTATTAAATGACCATCCTTCCAGGCTGTATGCTTAACCTCTAATTTATCCCCTACATCGGCCTTATCTTTAAAATTTTCATTGCCTAGATCGATCGACTTGCCAAAGTACTTAGCTACTGCGATCTCAGCTCCTAATGAGTTGGCTTGTAGATCGACAAATTGAGCAAAATTCATCTGTTTTTTATCGCTGACATGATTGCGCTTATGCCATTTGCCCTGCCATTGATCGATGTACTTTATGGCTCTAATAAGGCCAAAGATTGTAATTTCTATCTGGCGCTCGTCATCGAGCTGCACCAGGATCATTTACAACGCTCGCAAAGCCATAGCAAAGTAATGCCGTCGCTAGATGTGTAAGCGCCATGAAATAGGTCTTGCCATGTCTCACAGCCGTCGCACATTTCAACAAATGGCACGTCTAAGGTTGTCTCTATTGTGCCGTCTATGTTTATTTTTGTTGTCTCGCCATTTGGCTTTGTAAATTCTATGCTACCCATTGTCTTGTACCTTCCATGTGCCATCCTGTAATTTATTCATCCAGACTGGTGGGCATTGAGCTGACTTAACATTACCGGTGCAGACGTAGCCTCGATATTCCTTACCTGTCTTAGCCGATACGCCTTGCTTTAAGACCATGTGACCATGCTTACATAATGGGGCTTCTGCTATCAGTTGACCGCCTAACTGGCTGCCAATTTCAACCATAGCCTGATGCGCTGTTGTAAAACCATCCTCTGTAAATGGCTTACTCCAGGGATCGGCCTCTGTTGCAAATGGCTCTGGCATTGACTCTACAGCTGCCATGTTTTCTTTAGTAGGTCTGGTGTCAGAACCTAGTAAAAGCCCGATAGCCCTACCTATAGCGCTTGTAACTGTGTCCTCGACATACCAGCGCTTCATACTCGCCTGGTATGCCTCAACGCGTCCAAATGCGTAATCTGTAGCGCTAGCCTTTTCATCCTGGTAATCACGATAGAGCCGGCACTCGATCATTATGTAACCAGCTATTGCGTTAAAATCAATTATGTGTGTCTCAATCCGACCAGCAGGGTAGGCGGCCCAAAAACGCTTTATGCGAGCTGCTACGTCCTCGTAATTGTCCAAAAACCCCATTTACTTTACCGCCTTAGTTTTACCTAAAGCCATGCCGATTGACCGGCCATGATGGTAGCCGACCGACTTGCCGTCCCGATACCCCATGCTGTAAATAATCGTGCTAACTAACAGCTGTGCCAATACGGCAAAGCCTATAATTTGTTCTGTTGACATTTTGCTCCCGTTTCTGTTAGGGGAGCGACCTCAAAGCTGCTCCCTAAATACATAGTGACGGCTTAGACTGACAAGGTCAAGATTTAAGTAATTGTCGGCGTGTCTTACGCTTAAATGGCAAAGCCTCAACCTCGTCTATATGGTCATCGATCGAGCGCGCTAAATCGTTATCGAGGTCGTCCATAGCGCTTACCCGCAACAATAAACGTGCCGTCTTTTTCTATGAAAATAAGATCAACCTGGACGTTATTATCTTTGACATACATAATGGCAAATCCAGACTGCCAATTTGCATAGCCTTTGACGTAGCCAGCTTTAGACAGGTCCATGAGATTGCCAATTTCGACCCCATGCAGGATACGACCCCTACGGCCATTTATAGCTTCTGTGTATGAGCTACGGCCCATCCTGTGAGTATGACCAGATATGACTGATTTACCATAACGTCTAGCCGCTTCTAAAGCTGACAGACCGCCGTGCATTTTTATAGGCGTGTGATCTCCATGTACGGCCACCCAACCAGGTGCAATGTTAAAAGCGCTGCGATGGTAGGTAATACCTAATTCATCTAGTCTCATAAATTTTTCAAAGCGCAGCTCTGGCAAAGATAGAAAACTAGGTATTTTTAACATGATCTTTGTGTATAACCGGTCACTATGGTTAGACCTGACCATGTGCGTTACTTGTAAATCGTAAAGTACCTGAACAGCCGCATCGCGATCGTCTCCCAAAGTCTGTTCATACGCCTCTGGCGTGCCATCTGCAAATCGGCTGATTGTGTTGAAATCGATCTCATCGCCTATTGTCACAACCTCATCTGGCTTAAATGATTTAATAAAACTGACCAAATTTTTAACGGCGTGTTGGTCATGAAATGGTATTTGCATGTCGCTGACAACCACTATGCGGCGCATTAATCCTCATCGTCATCATAGGGCAGCGGATGTATTTCATTAGGCACAGTCGGTAAAATCCACTCTGGATAAGTGTCACGATCGCCCATTAGACCTAACGCGATTTCGATGCTAAAACCAGCTTTGCGTAGCGACTTGTAATACTCATGCAGGGCAATACTATAAGCGTCTAACGCGTTGTAAGTATCTAGGTCTATGACCTTTTTACGCGCCATGACAATCTCATCGCTCCAACAAAATGTTGTATATTTCGTCCACTCTGGCGTGTAGTCGCTTTATTTCAGATAACAAATGTGTAATTACAAAACCGGCAAGGCCGCCTATGACGGCAAGGCTGGCAAAATAAAGGGTAAAAAAATCATTTTGTGTCATTTTTGTTTACCCCAAAAGCTGCGTCATTTGGGTTAAGCCAGCGCAAAATAACCGGTGCTACTGCTGCTACACCCGCCATGCCTAAAGTCTTAGGATCAGTAACCCCTGCCATATACAAGGCTAAAACAGCGGCGACAAATGATCTTGCCCATGAGGCTGCTAGGCTTTTGGCTTGCTCCATTTTTTCTTTTCCTTTGTTTTAGTTGCCGGCACATCTGGTAATGGACCTTTGTAAGGCTTATATTTTGGCACACCAAAGCCCACAATTTGCTTAGATAATGAGCGTTTCTTAATCATTACCTCACCGCCGTTACGTTGGTCGCCCGTACCAGATGTGTTGCCCTCAATAAGTGTGATTTCATCTGCACCATACTTAAAATCTATGACAATGCCGACGTGGCTAATACGATCGATGCTGTCCCCTGGAAAGTCCATGAAAGCCAAAGCGCCAATGCTAGGCATTTCTGACCAGCGATTAGTTTCTTTAAAGATGTGTGCGCCGTTGGCTGTGCTTACAACGCTATGTACCTTTACGCCAGCTTCTGCCAGTACCCAATTACAAAATGAGCCGCACCAGGGCAGGCCGTCAGCCTTCATAAATTTGCCGTACTTAGTCAGGTTGTTGCCTTCCTCGACCGTGCCAACCTCTTTTAATGCAATGTCAAGTACCTTTGCGGCTGTGCCTTCAGGATATGTCATGACAATAAAAGCGCCGCTTCCTCAGCTGTTATGCCTAAGCGCTCTAATAAGGCTGCCTTAGCAATAGCCTTTTCTGCCGCTTCTGCCGCTTCTGCCGCTTTTTGAGCTTGTGATGCGCTGTGCATTTCTGCAATTTCCGCTAATTCATCCTCTGACATCTCGCGCTCTACTGTGCGATTTTCGTTAGCAAATACCTCTGTAGCTGTTGCCATTTTTACTCCTAGCTTAGTGTGTAACCGTAGATGCGGATTTTGCCTGTAATTGTTCCTGTGTTTGGAAAGAAAGAAATACCAGTAAACGATGAAGATACGCGATGCTCCATTGCTGCTGTTGCTTGATTGTTATCAGATGAATTCCAGCGGTTAGAATGGCTAATCGCTTTTGTTGTAATTGACTCAAAAGGATCAAAAATTGTCATTTGCAACGCCACTTGTGCGTTTTTAGATGATGCCACTTGTAGCAAATCCCAACTTGTTGCGCTACTTACGCGCAAGCCTGAAACTGATGTTCCATTGTTAAACAGAGTATTGCGGAAATAATTGGATGTTGAATCATCCGATCCGCTTACTCTAAGTCGAGCGGCTATGTCGGCATCTGTGGCAGATGATGATGTGATGTTAAATAAAACCAAATAATTCAGATATGTTGCAGAAAAGCAATTGTTAATGTTTATTGCGCTTGATGTCGTAAAGTCTGCCGATCCTGTAAGGATAAGCGCACCGCCTGAAGGTGTAGCCCATTTTAAGCCCGTTGACTGCGCTGAGTCAGCTGTCAAGACCTGACCATTAGTACCGACTGCCAATCGAGCAGGTGTGTCTGCCGCTGTAGCACCGATTAAATCGCCTTTAGCATCGACAATGGCGTTTTGAATAGCGTTAGTATCGTCTGTTGTAACCCATGTAAAATCCATGTCTGTGCCAGATGCTTTAGCAAGTACCTGGCCTGTAGTGCCGCCTTTTAGATCGACAAGCGATGCATCAATACTGTCGCCTAACAGCTCAATAGCTGTAGCGCCATCCTTTACAAGGTCTGTCGAGGTTGGTACTGACCAACCAAAATTAGGTGTTGTTGTTGCCATTACGCTACTGCTCCTATCGCGTCAAGCCATGTCAGGGTTGGACTTAATGTGTTCCAGGCTTCTGCTGCGTTGACTGACTCCCATTTTACAGCTACCTGGCTGAAATTGACTGGCGACGCGTTAAATGTCACAGTCAAATTATTGTATGTGGCGTTAAAGGTCCAGCCCTCAACGTAGCCCTCAAATGAACCCTCACTTATATTAGGAGGCAAATTTTGTATCCAGACCGGTAAACCAGTAAATATGTTAATAAGGGCATCTCGATCGCTGTCGTCAATCTCAGGATTGCCTAGCTCAAATGTAATGCTTTGGAATTTGGCATAAGGCTCAGCTCGTAAAGCAATTAGGCGATCAGCGTATAACTCAGCGTCTGGCGCATCTTTAATGCGTGATGTAAACGATTGTGCATAAAGGCCGTAATTAATAATGCTTTGGGCATCCTCAGCTGTGTAAGTATGCTGCCCGCTTGTGCCGTAGGTTATGGCAAATTTATTGCGTATGTCGCCCACGCGTGTTGTGACCGATAGACCTGCGCCGTTAGCGTGATTGGCGTCTAGGGTTGTATATCCCTCAGCTGCTAAATAATCCTGCCTATGTGTACTGTCGGCATACCCTATGTTGCCGTTGGCGTCCTCGTATAACAGGCCTAACGCGCTTGTGGCAATCTCTGTCGCTAGGCTATATATATCTGTCTGATTACTTGTACGCGCAATCATAAGAAAATCGCCTGGCCGATCGATCTCGCCTAGCCCTAAATTAAGCGCTTCTGCCCATGTCTCTGTAGCGTCATAGGTGGCCCACGTCTGCGCGGCTGGTACATCTTGCCACTCACCTAAAAGGTAATTATCGAGCAGGTCGTAAATCTGGTCGCCGTCTTGATCTGATGACAATACGCCAGGATCAATAAATTTAGTTAATTTAGACAATGCGCCTAGCGCTGTTATTTGTATGACAGTAGTAGCCGCCAGAGTACCAACGGCGTTGACTGTAGTAGTAAAGTCTGAGATATAGCCGCCAAAAATCGGCACGTATGCAGCTGTGCTATCTGTGACCTCGATGGTAATGCCTGTGCCTACACTAAAATCATAAGCTGAGTTATTGAGGTTAATGAGTTGCACCTGGCAATAACCGGCAACGGGCTGGCTATTAATATCTGTGCGACCGCTGGTAATTGTTAAGTTTTCTAGTGCTACATCAGTCAGCTCGACATTATTGACTAGAACCTTATAGACCGGTGTATAAGCTGTCATCCAAAGGCCGCCGCTCCCAGCGTACCTCTGGCTTGTGAGTCATTGAGTATGCGTACAATTTGTCTAGCCGTTGACTCGCCATCAATCGCGCCATTGACTGTTAGGTTGATAACTGTGCCGCCACCGCTTAGCTTATTGTTAGGGATAATTGTGCCGCTTCGATTAGGCATAAATAGCTCTGGTCCGCGCTCACCTACAACGTAGCTTGTGCCGGCATTGACTGGACCGCCCATAGCCTTGCCGCCGCCAAATGCCGCATCAAATGCGCCGCCAATAAATTGTGTGACCGGATTATTCTTAATAAAATTGACAATCGCTTTAATTGCGTTGAAAGCCTTATTAATGATGTCAACCAAATTGGCAAATAAATCTATGACAAATCCAATTGCCTCACCTAAAACCTTAAATGCGCCTCCCAAAACTTTGCCTAAGACCGGCGCTAGTGTGTCTCGAATAAACTCAGCTGCAACCTCAAAAAATGCCACAAGCGGCTTAAATTTTTCCTCATTTTCTTTTATCTTGCCTGTCACCTTTTCAAATGCGGCACGTAATCCATTGATTACAGGCGTCAGGAAATCACGCACCGCCGGTATAACAAAATCTTGTATAAATGCAAATATATTTTTAAAGGTAGGTAGAACAGTATCTTTAATGTATCCAGTCAAGAATTGAAAGACTGGCGTAAGTTTTGGCCCTAATTCCTCTGACAACTTCTGCACCGCTGGAATGACATTATTAACAAAGCCGCTAACCATAGGTGTAATGGCATCGAGTACAAATGCACCGACTGTCTCTTTACCTTCATTAAATGCGACCTGTAGCCGTTCCATCTTGCCCTGAAATGTATCGGCCTTTTCTGCCGCTTGGCCGCCAAATGTATCAGCTAGCTTGGCCGTAATTTCTTCCATAGACATTGTTTTAAGCTGCGCGGCCGTAAGCCCAATGCCTAATTTTGCCAGCGATCCGGTATTACCCTCAGCGGCTTTGGCCATTGCATTTGTAACAGCCTCTAATGATTTACCGCTACCAGCTGCTACATCGATCGCCGTAGCTTGTAATTTTAACGCTTCATCAGAATTAGATGTGGCGCGCACAAGCCGCTCAAAACTCGGACGTAGCTCATCGTCAGTTAGACCAGTAAGTAATGATGTTTTAGTGATCTGAGACTCAACGGCTGCAATTTGCTTATCTGTAGCGCCTGTAACGTTAGTAAGGGTTGTCGCTAATTTAGCCTGGGCTGCCTCGTCCTCAATCGCTGCCTTAACGCCATCGACCAATAATTTACCGGCATAGGCCGCCGCTGCTGCGCCAGCTGCTGCAAATGCTAAACCAGCCTTTTTGCCAAATGCTCCGACCTTGTCGCCAAAGCCCTTGACCTCATCGTCTGCACCTTTAAGACCCTTTGTAAAGTTATCAACGTCTGCTAAGAGTTTAAGCGTTAATGATCTTGTGCCTGCCATTAACCCCACTCCTTCAGTATCTTGCTAAATGCTGCACTCCAGCGCTCTACAATCTCCGGCTGTATTCTACGCAAAGTAGGGTAAATAAAGTAACCTTTTGAGCCGCGACCCTCGCGACCTGACCAAATAGGAAATTGCTTTAATTTGTTCGATCCAAATTCTGAACCGCCCCAAATCTTTTTTGTGTCCGCACCGCCGCTAAATTTTTGCGATGCAAAGCCATAAGTAATCTCACCTATCTTGCTAGATTTCTTAACCCTTGATCCGGTCGCTACCCTGCTGGCAACTTTACGGCTTTTGAGCGTGTCCGCTGTCTGTATGATTTCTGCGCGAGCGTACTCAGCCAAAGCCCCTGATTGGCGCTTAGCCTCATCAATCGCCGCCTCATCCATATTTTTTAGCGCCTTAAACACAGCTGACAACTCAGATTTGTCTAGGGCTATTGGGTCATTTGCCATTTGCCCTCGCTTCCAATATCTCTATCGCTGTGAGTATGTCCTCAGCTGTACGCCAATGCTCCATAGGTATTTGCGTGGCTATTGCAAGCTCGATTATTAGTCGGCTGACACTTCCGCGCTCATGGCTTTTGGGTCGCCATCTCCTACCTCTACGTCGCTGACTGACTCCATCCAGGCCTCAAATGGCTTGGTTGTTTTACTGCCAGCGTCACGCTTATAGGCCAAATGTGCTACATACAAAATATCCCACATGCCCCCGAATTGGGAGATGACCTTTTTGGTTGTCATCTCCCATCGAGCGTAATCAGGTGGACGAATTGTGTATTCTGCCTCTGACCCATCTTGATATGTAATTGTTATGTTTTGTTGCATTTCTTTGCTCCCGTTTCTGTCAATTTTTAGCTAAAAGTCTCTGTGACTTCGCCCTTTGGTACAAGGAATGTAAATGAGACAGTCTGTGCATCCATACCTGAGCCGCCGACTGTTGGGTATGACGGCTTAATAGGAAATACAAATTGTGCGCCTGTTGCAGCTGTTAATGTGACTGAGATATCTGTATCCGGCGCTGAATCGCAGGCTGTCCAGATTGCCTCGCATACTGAGCTAGTTTTGCCCCAATCTGCCAGCATTTCTAGTGCAAATTCTGCTGTTACATTTGTGGTCTTGTATGCCTCGCCATCTAGTGTTTGATAGGTCTGACGATCTAAAACCTTTGTGAGTACTGCGCTTGTGGCCTGTGCTTCGATGTCTGTCCCACCTGTAAAAGACAGAGTGATATCACGACCGGTAATTACTGTGGTTGCCATGACTGCTCCTTATGTTGTTTGTGTGTAGTAGGTTGAGACTCGAATATCTGCAATCAGCAGCGTAGATGCCCCGACTTGTGTAACTGTTGGCCTTTCGACCGAACTGACAACGTAACCCGTAGGTATAACTGCCAGAACACTCATTATTAATTGCTCGATGTTATCAAGCGATGCTGGGTTACTGTTATATGCAACAGCGACCGATATAGAAAAGTTAATTTTTGTGTGCAGCGTACTTTTGTTAATTGTCTGTAATTCTAAATATGGCGTATCCGGCACACACACAACGGCTGGTGGAATAATCGACTCTGGTACGTAAGAATAGACATTACCGGCAACGCTGCCTAATGCTGTGGCTAACGGCTGCCGTACCTGGCTTAAAATGGTTGACGCTGGCATTATTGGCACACAGTCTCTACGTCAAGGTATGGCATAAGTAATGTTGAGACGCGATTAGTTAAGCTGCGACCCATGCGATACGGCGTAGCTGTAAAGTCCAGACCTTCGATCTGGCCACCGGCTGCAACGCGTGACTGAAAGACCTCAACCGATACTGCCAGGATCGCTGACTCGATAGCGTCATTGCCGGCGTAGATCGCAGCGGCTGAGTAGCCTGAAAGCGTAGCTGTACCCGTTGGCACAATAGGCCGTAAGGTCACGTCTGCATTTGTGATAGCAGCTGTAAAATAGAAATTGCCCAATGAGGCATCAAGTGTTGTATTTGTATTGACGACTGTGACTGTTGCGCTAAATGGCGCAGGTAGGCCAGCTACAACGATGGATTGTCCCGTCACAAAGTAATGGCCGCGAGCTGTGTAATACGTAGCGACATTGGCTTCTAGCTTGTAAGCATTGACGGCCGATACATTTGCAACCAGCATAGGCAAAATAACTGCCTCAGCTGTGTTAATCACTTCATCTAAATAATTGTTATCGTATAAAGCGACGCTCACGCCTAGCACAGACCGCAGCTGTGATGCTGTGACAATACTAGGCATGAGCGTCCTTTCGTTCGACTGGGGTAGTACGGGAGCGCACTACCCCATGATTAGTGTGTTGTTATCAGGTTTTATTTACGCCAAATGCGCCCGCGCCAATTTTCGTGGCGATGGCCCCGTACCCATACATGGCGACAAGAATTTCACCTGATGCAATAACGTCTGCACGTAGCTGATATTGAGGTGACTCGTACCATGTGTACGCTGTTGGGTTGATGATAAGAATTGAGTCATCCTTATCTGTGTCATTTGCCGTTGGCACATTTGCAGAGACATAGAGATCAAGTCCCATTACATTGCCGCGGATTGATGTTGGAGTTACAACGCCAGCTGCGTTTGATGGCTGAGCCGCTGCGTAAATTGGACGGCCTGAATCGTTAAGTGTCATCAAGTTTGCCCATTGTGATGTGTTCATCAAGATGTTGCGAGCAAAGCCCTGTGTATTTGTATAAACAGATGCTGCGCCGCGTGATACAACGCCTAGCAATTCTGCTGCTGTTGGATATGTCGTGATTGTTGTTGAGTCTGCTGTAGCGCCAGATGCAAGGGCTGTGTAAACAGCTTTGTCTGTAGCAGCTGCATATTGAGCGGCCATGTTGTTCATCAATTCTGTAATGAACAATGGTGATGAACGATCAAAAAGCTCAACGCTGAATTGCTGTTGTCCAGCGTATTTCTTGACTGATACTGTGACAAATGATGAGGCTTGATCTGTGTTAGATGGTGTGCCTGCCTCAGCTGTTTCTGCAACTGTTGGCAGGGTTGTGATCTTTGGGATTTCAAATGACATACCTGCGTCTGGCAATACACCTGTGCTAATTGCATCGATGGCTGAGCGTGTGTTATTTGCAAGGCCATTAATTACTGTTGTGAGCTGGCGTGTTGGAATAAGTCCAGCGTTGTCTGTTGTATCAGCTGCAGCAGCTACATAGGAGCGTGCTTCCTCTGATCCTAGTGCAGCCTTGATCGTCATTTCCAGGTGCTTAGGCGCTGAAAAATCTAAACGTGGCTTTGTGTAAGCAACTGCTGTTGCAGTCGCTGTTACTGACTTTGCGGCTTCGACCGACTCTACGGCTTCCGCTGATGTGACGGCGTTATCCACTTCGTCTCCTTCTGTTGTTGGTTGGTTATCTGCATCCTCTGGTGTTGGTGCAGAATTTTCATCGCCTTCTGTAGCTGCTACGCGTTCTACACGTGCTGCGTCAAATGCTGGGTTGTGTGTAAGTGCAACACCTACAAGCTGAGCTGCGCTAACCACCATTGTGCCATCCTCGTTGTAGGCAAATTCTGTAGCTTCTGCCTCTACGCTAAATCCGTCACGCAGGCCGTCCATTGCCTCGACAAGTGCATCATTGCCGGCTGAGGTCTGGCTAATTTTAAATGTGGCTTCCATGCCGTCTTTGTGTTTTTTCATGTCAATGCTGCGGCCAATAGGACGCGCTGAGTCATGCTCCAAATTTAGTTTTACTGCGGCAGGCTCAATCGATCCAGACTGGAATAGAACTTTGCCAGTCGATGCATTTGCAACTACGTCAAATGCCACGATTTGACCTGTAATCGTGCGTGACTCTGAGTCAGCAGCTGTAATCAGCATGGGTGTTGTTATTTTCATAGAAGCATGTCCTCATCCTCGCGTATCTCGTCGACCGACATTGCGCCGATACGATTAAGAATTTCATAAACCTGCGCGCGCTCCAAAGGATTGCCGCGTAGGAAATCATCTACATCAAATTTTACATCTGTACCGGCTGGCACAAAATCTCCAAAACTTAAACGCTGTTCTAAAACGGCCATGTAATTTCTAAAAGCAAAATCAACGAGGTCGCGACGCTTATCTAGGGCATTGCTATAGGTAAATGTGGACTGCTGTGCATCGACAAAATATGCCGGTAATCCGCACGCCCTGGCTAATTCTAGCGCAACATAATTGCGTGCCTCATTGAGCTGTATGGATTTAGGGTCAAAACCAAGTGTCTCAAGCGTTACATCTGCGTTTAAAAATGCTGTAGATTTATTTGCGCGTGCTGTACGCCAGCTTGACAGCAATTTTGCTACGCGATCTGCTGGCAAAGATGTGCCATTTGATTTTAAAATCATTTGTGGCATAGGCTCTACTGCAAAATTCATTGCAGCTTTTTCTAACGCAGCTGCCGCCTTAACTGTGCGGCCTGCGCGTGCAAGTAAGCCTTCTGACTGGCCTGCAAATACAACCAGGTTGTTAAAATCAACATAAACGCCATCAATTAAATAGGCTGTAATTTCTGTGCCATTTTGATTGGTCTGAAATGTAATGCGCTCTGGCGCTATGCGCTCCATTGATCTAATGCGGCCTGTGTCTGCATACCGATCTGTCACACGTGCGTATGCTGTTGGATGGAAAAATAAATCAGAAATAAGCCAGGCATAAAATACTGAACCGGCAATGCGAGCATCTGGCTGTGTAATAACGCGTGGCGTCTGTACCTTTTCGCCTGTTGCAATATTGCGGCAATGCATAGGCAGCGATGCGATAGTCTGCATAATTCCCAGAGATCGTGCAATGGTTGGAACTGTCATAGCTTCAGTACGTGATGCTGTTGTCCCTGTTATTGCAAAAAATGGTGAGGCTTCCGGATACAAGGGTTGCAATGAAGCCTCAACATCGTTAGTCACAGCTGGAACGGCAGCTTTGACATAACTAGGCACGAAAAAATCTAATAAACCCATGCGTAAATTGTAAGGTGCTTGTACCACCTAACCTACCATAATGTCTAGGTCTGTCTCTGGGCGTGTTGCAAAATGTGTTGCAAGGGCTGTTGCCACGCTGGCACAGACAGCCGTACTGCTGGCCCTTCTACCTATAACCCAACCGCCATCGCCTCGACGTAATTGCACAGCCGATAGCATTTGCGCCGTTAGCTCTGGGTTAGGCTTGTAATGCAACCGACCGCTGTTGATAGCACCTAACATCTCGTCGCAGGCTTGTGGGTAGGCCGCGTCCATGTCATAAATTGGTATGCCTGCCGGTGCAAGACGAGCGGCAACCGCGCCAGCCGTGCGACGTGAGTAAAGGACATACTCGATAGGGTATTTGCGAGCATAAGTGGCTAAATCATTGGCAATAGCTTTGTCGTCAAGCTGTAACGTGTTCTCCCACGTGTGCAACAGCTTGACGCCAAAACTTTCAGACCCTAATTTTTGCGCTCCTACGAGTGCCGCAAATTTGCGATCTGGCGATAAGTCTATTGCGAGCCAGGTTAAATCCTCGTCATTTAAATCAAATTCCTCATCGCTACATGCAGCCCATTTAGCGCTATCAACACAGCTTTGGATTGACTGTACCCACCTGCAAAGTACCTCGGTCTGTACTACGTCTGGTGGATCGTTGAAAACCGCCCTGATATTGTCTGGATGAATTGTTATTCCTAGCGCAGGGTTACTATAAGCCGCATTTTCTATCGTGACCTCATCGCTAGGCGCTGACCACTCAAAATAACCTATGTCATCAACAGCGCCGCCGATCGATTGCATAGCGCGCTGTCTAAATTGGTTAAGGACAATGCTCGCCGCATCGCCGGCATTTGTATAGCTGACAATCATAGGATTTTTAGCGGCCATAAGGGTATAGCGCAGCGATGCAAAGGATTCTAGGTCTGTCATCTCGCGTAGCTCGTCCAGGTGGATAGTCTCTGGCTTACTTACGCCGCGTGCAGCTGATCCACCAGCCTTGATGATGTAGCGCGTGCCTAAAAGCGTCTCTATTTCCTCAGACCCATGTGACCAGCGTATGCGCTTTACCTGTTTAGCCAGGTAATCGCTACCCTCGATCATCTGGACAAGCTGCCTAAACTGCTCTAGCGATGTGGATAACCGGTGCGCTGATCCGATTTGTAGCGACTCATCCCATAGGAAAAGACCGCCCAAAATTCTAAGCTGCATGACAAAACTTTTGCCATTTTGTCTGGCTACTGTGCAGACATTTACAGGGCTGGCCCACCTGCCGTTAGGTAAGACCTTATGGCTATGCTCAATAAAGAATTTTTGCCAGGGCATAAGCTCTACGCCTATGATTGTCAGCTATACAAATGCCGGCGATGCGGCGAGCATTGTCCTTAACCAATTTAGACAGCGCGCTATGCAATCGATCGGCGG